CCAGCTGCTAATGCTTCCATAGCTGCTATACAAAATGTTTCTTCAAAAGTAGATGGATGCACATAAGCATCGTAAGTATGAATTATCTTTAACAATTCATTGTGAGGTAAATACCCTTTATAATTTACATTAGGTAAGCTTTTAGCTTTTTCATATAAATGTTTAAATTTATCATCATTGTATTGTTTAAACTGGTCTCCATATATTTGTGTACTAGAATAAACATCTAATTCAATATGTTCGTTTTTTTGACATGCTTCCATCGCTGCTAATAAAACATCTAAACCTCTCCAAGGAGTAGAAGAATATAATAATTTTATTTTAGGTTTAGGATCAAAATTAGTTCTGGTAATTAAATCATCGGTAAAACCGTTTTTTATAACCAAAGATTGATCAGTAGGAATATCAAAAAAATACCTATATTTTTCATATGTCCAATGACTATTAAATACGTACCAGTCATATTTTCCATGATTTAATTTTTTCTTGAACCACGGTGCAAGATTGGCTTGATCATAACTATTATGTACCCAAAGTACATTTGTTCTATCAACTACAACAGGTTCTTTTTCTGGAATAGATGTGGTTAAATTTATTTTATTTAATAAATCTTTATCTACGAAATCTTCTAGATACTTTACTTGTATCTCGGTTCCACCAAATGGTTTTTGCATTATTTAGTTTTACCAAAAACCTGTAAAGATGCAACCTCAATACCCACATCCTGTCGAAAATCATCAGCAGTAGTGTCAGTATTGGGATCAGCAACATCAGCATCAAAATCAGCTTTGGTAGCATATACTTTTTCTGTTCTCTTGTTTTTTATTGTTTCTACCACTTTAGCTGGTAATACTGGAACATCTTCCCCATTTATTCTTACTGTTTTTGTCATACACGTCCTTGTCGGTTGTATTTCTTTATACAACGTTTTTTACTTTTATTCAATCTCTTGGTGTGCCTTCTTGGACGTTTAGGTGGTTTTGGTCTAGGTTCAAAGTGTACAAACTTTTGTTTAGCCATTTTCCTGCGATCTGTTTATTAAAGCATAAGATATTACACCATTAATGGTATTAGCGGTTTCACATTGAACTTTAATAGAATCTCCTTCTTCTAATATTAAAGACTGCCCTGCTATATTAAACTCAGTTGTATCGGCCGCTACATTTTTATGAAAAAACTCATAGTCAGAACTTTCAGAAGAATCACTTAACCAAGCTTCTACTAATACATTATTATTATGTTCATTTGTAATATTAAAACCTTTAACAATTGCTCTTGAAGCATCATCAATTGTTAAAACAGTTGTTAGATTAGTAGTATTTAATTCAAAACCTTGATTTTTATATTGTATAGTCATTATGATATAAACCAATTAAAGGAATCTTGTTCATTTTTCAAGTCTTGTTGATAAGATGTATTTAGTTGATTCTCTACTGTTTCTAACGCTTGGTTAATTTGTCTAAAACCTTCAGGACTATATTCTTGTGGTGGTTCAGGTACGTATACGTTAATTTTTGCCATTATCTTCTTCCGTCTTGATTTACATCAGCTCTAAAAGTTCCAAATCTCCACGTTTCATCTGTTGAAGTATTAGCTACTTTTAAACTAGCTAATCGTCCTCTAGCTCTTGTATCTATTTTAGTTGTATTAGAGTCTATCGTAAAAGGTCCTAATTGTGAAGACGTCCCTGTTTGAATAGGAAAGTCTTTTAAAAATATAGTTACTTGTGCATTTCCCTGTAAGTTTTTAAAATCTGGTAAAAATCTAGATATTCTTAATAGATATTCACCGTCTCCATCTGTAGGCAAATCAAAATCCCCAGATTGAATATATGCTGCAATAGCCGTTTCACTACCATCTAATGCAATTTTATTTGTCCCAACCTCCTGAGCAAAATAAGTACTTGCACCAAAAGTATTAGTAGCACCGCTTAAATTACTAACAGTAGGCGTGCCTGTTGAATTATATTCAGTAGCATATGGATTATCATACGTAGAAGCATCCGCATAAGTGCTTCTAGCTAATGTCATTAATGACCAGGTGTTTTCTACATAGTTATATATAACGGATCGATTATTTTGTACAGCGGGGTCTGTTAGTGGTTTACCTGAAGGATAAAACCAAACGATTTCATTAAATAAAGAATTATGTGATGCATATATAATTTCGTTAGATGCATAATTAACACCAATATTATCTCCAGTAGTACTAAATACAAAATCCTCTACTAAAGATGGGAGTAGTTTAACTGTACCATCAAACTTAAAAAAACCTCCGCCTGTACCCATCCAAAATACTTGACCATCTGCATACACAACAGCATGTTGTCCAATACACCCACAGTTAGAACCTACCTGTCTAATAGAAAATGTAAATGGTGGACCTACAAACTGCATTGTATAAGCAGCTTGATCGGTTAAAATTAAATTATAGTCTTTACCAGAAACTGCAGCTACGATTTTATTACCTGTATCAAGTCTAAATGTACCTGCCGTGTTTGTAGAAGTAGGCTCATATATGTTGTAATTTTCTTGGTCACTAAATCTAATAAACATAGGGTCTTGTGTAGAAGTAGTTCCAATAGTGGTTTCTGTTCCAAAATGAACTACGTGTCTATCTCGATCAGAAACAATTGTTAATCTAGATGCAGTTGGTGCACCAGTCATTAAAGTTGCTCTAGTTTCTAATTGAGGACTTGTTGTCCCTGGATCCCATACAAATGTTTTACTATCTTTAATAGTTGCTATTAATTGTTGTCCAAAGTTATCTAAACTCCAGTTACCAGGATCAAGAATTACATTTGAAGATGTACTACCTGCTCCCCATTCATCAGAACCCCAAGTATCTGTTCCCCAACCATATCCATATGTTTGAATAGTTGGTCCTATTTCTTCATAAGGATTAATTGTAGCTGATCCACCAGCAGACATATCTGTCCCTGTTTCGTTTACTTTCATTTCAATAGTAAAAGTATCTGTTGTAGGAACTGTTAATATTTCAAAAGTATAGTCTTCAAAATCAGATGCAGTAAAAGAAGATGTTCCTGGAATAGTTACACTTGTAAAGGTAATGTACTCTCCTATAGCTAAACCATGAGTAGTTTTATTTACGGTAACTGTGTTTGACCCATTAGTCGAATCAAATGTTGCCCCTGTGATCTCAGTTTGTAATGGAGTAATATCATAAAATTTATCTTCATAATAAATATATAAAGCTTTCGATGTACCTATCGCTGCATATTTCCTACCTTCTAAATCATTCCAAGTGTGCTGTGCTCTACCAGGACCTGCTATTGTCTCTTGTCCGATGGCCGTGAACCCTCCTATTTTTTCAGGTTGACCATATCTAAATCTTACAAAATCACTATCAATCCATTGACCTTCTGCACCTGATGGAGTATCTGCTTTATTTAATCCTGGTCTTATTTGAACATTTGTTAGTGGCATAGCACCATTTTACACTATCTTATATCTTCTTCCAAGTCGCAGGAGAGGGTATGTTATGTTCAGATTTTACACCTTCTTTCATAGTAATCATAATATCTCCTGATATAGATATACGTGGTTCGTCTTTAGTATTCTTTCCTGTTTCATGAAATATCATCGATGGAAAGACAACCAAGTTACCTGTAGCTGCAGGGTATTCTGCTTTAGCAAAATTAGTATTATCCCATTTACTAAAATAAGGATCTCTTCTTGGTATATTTAAACCTACTTTATGAGCTTCATCATCTAAAAAGAATAGATTACCTTGTTCCTCGGCATACGGATAATAGACAAAAGAATAATGACTACTCATGTGTCTATGGTAAGATATAAACTGGTCTTTAACAGAATAGGTTGCCCAAGACTTTGTGATGTAAGCTTCAAATAAATTCATGTTATAGTTCTGCATTAATAATGCACCTTTAATACCAGATTCTATCTCTTTAAATAATTCTGCAAATCGTTTATCTAGATGTAAATTATCATCTATAGATTGTAGCTCTTTTGGTTTAACATCTGTGGTTTGAGAATACTGAGAATTGGTTGCTGTAATATTATCTTTTATTATAGGAATAATTTCTTTATTTATTTCTTTAAAGTTTTTAATTGCAGTTATATATATTGGATAACCAAACCACTTGGTAATATTTGCCATAAAAGCAATATACTAATTTATTTTTAAAAATCTATATCTAATTTCACCATTACCACCGTCTCCGCCATGTCCAGTAGTAGATTCAGAACCATATTGAGCTCCTCCACCACCTCCTCCAGATCCACGTGTGCCATCTGAACCGCCTGTAGAACCACCTACTGGTGAACCAGCTCCTCCAGAAATATTTCCTGCATAAGAATCACCACCATCAAATCCACCGATTTGACAGTTGTCTCCACTACAGTTTCCTGAACCAGTCAAATCTCCAGCAGCACCATTACCCGATTGATTGAATGAACCTACAGGTCCTGATGTATTTGTAGTTACAGATTTTGTTGTTCCATCAGAGTCTCTAAAATTACCTGAAGTGACAGGTGAAGCATTAATAGTAGCTGAGCCTGCAGTTCCTGCAGTGTTTGTTCTTAAAGGGCCTTGTACGCCTCCACCAGTTCCTGATGATCCCCCACCAGCACCTAGTGTAAAAATAGCACCTGTAGTTGATCCAGATAAAGTAGTATTTGTTCCAGCATCAGCTATTTTAGGTTGTCCAAAATTAGCAGTTTGGTTTCCTCCTGCTCCTCCTGATCCAATTGAATAACTAATTGTTTCACCTTCGGTTACGGAATAAATTTGATCAGATACATAAGCACCCGATCCACCTCCTGCTCCAGCAGATTCACCACCAGCTTTATCATAACTAACACCACCTGCGGCTCCCCCTCCACCACCTACTGCGTATTGAACATGAATAGCGTTTGCTTTTGCTGGTACTGAAAATGTTCCTGAACCTGAACTTAATGTAGTGAAAGAAGTTGCTTCAAAAGATGAAAAAACTAATTCCCAAGTACCTGAAGCTTTTGCATATACTTCATCTACATCTTGCCAAGTACCTGATGCTTTTGCATATACTTCATCTGCTTCTTGGAAAGTTCCTGAAACTTTTCCATAAGTATTAGCCATTTAATCTCCTATGAATATTTAAACCAAATGTCTCCATCATTTCCTCCTGAAGGAGAAGAGGTACTTATTGTAAATTTTCTTTCAAGCTTAGCTGCAGTTACTGCATCATTAACTATTTGTGCTGTATCAATAGCATTATCTGCAACTTTAGCATTGGTCACAGCATCGTCTACAATTTCTGCCGTATCAACTGCATCGTTTGCTAATTTTGCATTTGTAATAGAGTCATCCTCGATTTGAGCTGTGCCGATTGTTCCACCTAAAGTGTTTAACGCAACTTCATTAACATTGGTTCCATCTGAATAAGCAGCATGAATTTTACCTTCGTCTAAAGTAAACCCTGTACCCGATACAGTTTTAAAAGTTAAAGTGTTTCCTGAATGTGTTGTACTATCTTTTAATATGTAAAATTTTTCTATTGAATCAGGAATGGTTACAGTTCTGGTTGCAGCTAAAGTTCCTGTAAAATTAAGAATCATGTTTCTTGCATTAGATATAGAAGCATTAGACATCACTAAAGTAACATCTGCAGAAGCAACATCAATTGCTTCATAACCTGCAATTGCTTGCTGAACAAGGTTTAAGTTTGTATTAGTTTTAGTTCCCCATGTACCAGCGTTTTCACCAGTAGCCATAAGTTCTAGTTTTAAATCTGTAGAATATGTAGATGCCATAATTTACTGTATTATATATCCTC